GCTGTTGGCATAACTTCTTCCTCCTTGAAGCTAGCAGCTTGCGAAACGCCTTCTCCTTGGCGGTCGCCTCATCATCGTCGTTGTCGTCCTCATTCTCCGTGTCTTCGTCGTCGCCTTGGTCCTGCTGGTCCTCAGCGTCCTCGGCGTCCTCGGCGTCGGCCTGCTGCTTCTTGGTCTTCTTCTTGGCTGCGGGCGGCATCAGTTACTCCCATCTGATTTCCAGCTATCGGGTATCATATCCATTGCGCCCAGGGCACGAGCGCGACGGATCAGGTAGCGGCGGATAGTGGCATGATCACCCTTACCCCGCCCGACCGCCAGGATGGCCTTGTGTAGATACGTCCTGTTAGGCGTCGGGTAACGCGGCTTGTTGCCCTTTCCAGGTAGCGGCGCCATAGCCGCACCCTTTGCGCGCGCAGCCTCTCTGCCAGCCGCTGTCTCATGATGCGGTGTCGTTGCCATGTTCACTCCAGTATCTATCCCAGGCAGCTCTCGCTTCCTTGCCGGTGAATGTTCCTGTTATGCGATCCCACGTAGCACGTAGCTCTGAATTCGGTCCAGGCGTATCAGTCCCGCGCAGAACTGGTATAGCAAGACAGCTACAGTAATCATGAGCCCTAAACCCCATCTGTCCTGGCTTGAATGGTCCCTTGGCAGCTTGTTGCGTACAATAGCTACACGCCTCTGGCTCGATGATCCGTTCCCAGCCGGTTGCCTGTGGATCGCGAGCGACGGCAGCCATAACCGTATTCCGCGCGCCGTTCAGGGCAAACCGAGCCCCAGCGCCGGACAGAGTGTTGCGCGCTACGCCCGACGCCGAGACCGCGTGAACTCCCTTCGTGTTTAGCTGGTGATAGAATGAACCGTTAGCAACGCTACCGGCCATTCGCTCAAGGTGCTGACCACTGAAGTGAGCTGGATGAACGTTCGGAAAGTTGAGTCCATGGACGACAGAATAGTTGCGATAGAACTCAGCAGCGTTCGCGGCCGAACCGTCATACGCCTGCGCGATCATGGTCTTCATGACCGGCCCGACATCTCTCCAGCTTGCGGAGAAGTCCTCTGGGTCGATATGCTGATCCCACATCGCGCGGAGTGAGTTCTTGACGTAATCGCCTAGCGCGCCTTGCTTCTGTTGAAGGTCCGTGATGAGATAGGTCGGCGGATCGGGGGCGATAGCGTTCAGGGGATCGGACGTGCCACTGAACGTAAACCGGCGCGGCCTAGGACCGGCTGTGCGGGCGTTCCGGGGTACTCGGTTAGGGTCGAAGCGTTCGCGACCTCTAGGCCCGTTCCGGTCTGTTTGCGGTATCCGGTCGAAGGCGGTATCGGTGCTAGTGGACATTCACGCCACCACCGCCCGTAGCCAGGTTCTTCTCCTTGGCCTTCTGCGTGCCCGTGACGGTACTGCCCTGGGCAGCGCCCGTGCCGGCCGGGACCTGCACCGGAACCGACACGGGCAGTCCACCTTGACTTGTCTGGACATTCGAGTAGCCGGGCTGACTCTGTAGCGCTGCCGCCACGGCGTCCTTGACGATGTCCTTCGCCTGGTATTCTTGCTTTGCCTGGACCCAACGGTTTACGTCATCGGCCGTCGCGCCTGGAATGAGTCGCCATAGCTCCTCAGCAGGGATGCCAAGCATCTGAGCAGCCTTTCCAAGGCCGTCAATAGTTGCGCTGAACGCTCGCGCACTAGTGTCTCGCCACACCACCTCACCATTAAGGTCCTCCCATCCCTTCTTGTCGCCTGCGGCCAGGGCGTTGAGCCGGAAGCTATTGCGCCAGGGATCGGTTAGAACTGCCTGTAGCTCCTCAACCTTCCGATCGAGCCCATCCCGCGCGGCGGCCAGCGCTTCGGCTGATAGGTTCGCAATCTGGCCCAGTAGGTGGTACGGCGGAACCTGGGAGATTGTGGACATGTGCCTGATGCTGGCCTCCCGTACGTTGATGTACGGGTCGAGGTGCGTTTCACTGAACTCCCCGAACTTGGTCTGCGGGTCCTCGGCTGCCCACACTCGGTCGACACCCGGCTGGAATGGAGGCTTGGGACGGCCTGCCTCGTCTGATGGGCTCATGCCGGTGACCCAGCGCTGACGGAACGCCTCGTACTGCTCAGCCATCATAAGGTTGAACGTCGTAGCGTTGATCTGGTCCTGGATCGGGATGAGCGGCTCGACCTCGCCGGAGCAATCCATCTCGCCGTCAAGGTCTGATTCGTACAGGAACCGGACGACGGGACAGATACCGAGGTTATGCATCGATATAGGGCTCTGGCCATTAAGGTACGGATCGCCTGGTTGCGCTAGCGCTAGCGATATGCTACCTGCGGTCGATCCCTGGATGCCGGTATCGCTGGTCAGGATATAGCGAGCGCTGTCGTCATATAGGCTGGCGATGATACGCTGGTCCTGCGGCCTCGCAGGGTTACCCGCCATGCGGACCTCGATAGCGCACTGCGGCCACTCGTCGTCAACGTCGTCCATGTAGAAGGCCGTCATGCGACGCGGACTGACGGGGCGCATAACCGGAACGCTGTCAGACTCAAGCTCCTCATCGGTAGCCATCTCGCCGGGGAGCACAACCATGTACGCCGCACCGTACTTGCAGACTGCTCGGTGAACGCCATGCTGACGCGAGATCATACGGTTCGCGCGAAAGGTGTTCCACATCGGGTCGATGTCGACGCTGGAGGCCGTCTCGATCGTTGTTTCGCCGGAAGGCTTGTAGCCGTCTACATGTAGATTCTCCGAGATGACCGAAACGACGAGCGGCAGAAAGTTGCGCTTGGACTTGCTCATGATCCAGCGGTACTCAGCATTCACGCCCTTGGGCGCGTACGGCTTCTGATGCTTGCCGCGCATGTATTCGCTGATCTTCGTGAGGCGGCGCTGCTCCATCTCGCGAATCTGCATCATCTGGTTGGCTAGCTCAGCTGCTTCGCCTAGGTCTATTATCAACTGAAGCTCCAAACCGACCGCTTACCGGCCTTGACAGCCTGTTCCTTCTGTTCCTTGAAGTTCTTACTCGATAGCACGAGCCTCCGCGCGTGGCGGGCCATAATCATCGCCACACAAGCGTCAATCTTGCGAGATGACTTCGGGCTCTCCTTGCCTATGCTAATTCCCCATCGGTTCGGACGACGGCGAGCGTTGCAAACATGGCGGCCGAGGAAGCTGTCGCCATCGTGAACAAACGTACCGTTCCTGATCTCGCTCTCGGCCATCTCGCAAGCCATAGTGAACTCCGCGACGTGCGAGCGCATATCCCAGGCTACAGGCTGAGGGTCGCGGCCGGCCGGTACGGACCAAACTGGCAGGTCGGCCTCGAACAGTTCGCGCCAGGTAACCTTGGTATGCTCCTCCCACTCGTTCACGTCTGCGAAGAATGCACAGACGTTCCAGCGCTTCTTGGCTTCCCTGACGGCGTAATCGACTTCAGCGATGGGAATAGGCACGCGGCCGTCGTCAGTCTCCCAGATACCAAGGCTGAACGTGAATCCTGTCTCGATGTGACAGCCGATCAGCGCTGTAGCGTCATTGACCCGGCTTCCGTCGAAACCCATGACAATATCCGAACCGTCTTCAATGTAGTACGCCGGGTCTGACATCTTGGACCAGAGCTGCTGAGTGGTCCAAGCGTCCTCGGCACTTTCGGGCCAGTTGAGGTAGTAACGCTTAGAGACATCCAGAGGATTCTTTGGGGATAGGATACGGTTCTGAACGATGTCGTCGACATCCACCCAATACGCATCACCGTATGCGTGCTGAACCCCGCGCTCGATCGACTTATCATCCTCAAAGTCAGTATCTGGTGGTGCCATCCTGGAGTCGTACAGTATCTTACCTCGACCACGGAGCCTGCCCTCCTCTTGAGCAACCCATGCGTCGAACGTGTTCTCGGCCACAGACTCCAGGCCAGGCGTCCAGGCATTGGATGTCTCCAAGAGACGACTGCCGGACTTGCCGACGTTACGGTCAAGGACCTCAGCCAGTGCTATTCCACCGTTGACAGGGAAAAAGCTCTCAGTCTGGTCTAGAATGGCAAATGTGACCAGGGCGCCTTCCTCCGTGACCGGGCTTGAGGTGATGACCATGAGCTGCCCACCACCCGGTATGTGGAACACAGTCTTCCCTGTCTCGACATCATAATCTCCACGTATACGGGATTTGGGAGGCAGCAGTGCACGTACCATACGCATAGTATTGACGTTTGCCTGATCGTGACTGGTAGCGGCAATCTGCACAAGCGGCATTCCAACTGGTCGTCCAACGCATCCCCCGATCACGCGCGTGTCGAAGTCCTTGAGACGTACTGGAGCGAGAAGCTCGATCAGGGAGAGCACAGCGGCAAAAGGACTCTTACCTGCACCCTTTGGGTAACGACGCACACCATGATAAAATAGCCATCGACCGTTATCGTCAAGAGCGTACCACCACAGAATGAAACGAACTTGACTCTCGATGAACTCCCACCGCTCACCAGTGTGAGGACCATCAGGTTGCCTTAGATACTTGGACGCCCAGTGAATAGCTTCCCAGCCGAGAGTCAGCTTGGGGATACCGTCCGGTATTGTCACGGTACGGTCGCGCGGGGCAACTAGGGTGCTCATCCGCGCTGCCTGCTTCGAGTGAAGACATCATGAAATATGATGATCAGGCACACGAGAGTGGAGAAAACAAGATATGCGAGCAGCACAATAGCTGCAATCAAACCTGGAACGTGACCCCAGTACACGCCCGGCACCTTTCGGGGCTGGTTCGACAACCCCTGCTATGAGCTACACGGAATGTAGTCTGCCTTGCCAACTCCTAACTGCATCGTCGGCAGCAGCCTCATCCTCGTCTTCTGGTGCGGGCTCTTGCAATTCTATTCGCGTACGCTTGCGATCCGCCAGGGTCGCGCCTAGCCTCTCGGACAGTCTCGTGAACTGAGCGAGGATGCTAGCGTTGTGCGTACGCAGAAACACATCATAGGCGTCAGCCGCAGCGACGGCCGTTGCCCAGTCGGATGGTTCATACATGTCAGACTGGCCCGAACGCTTGAGCGAGTTGTACCAGCTCCGCGCCTTCGGCTTCCAGCTTGGGTCGGCATCAGGAATGGGGTGCTCAGAACCTCGGGCCTGTCCCTGCGACACCGAAATGTAGCGGGGGTCATCCCCGTGTCCACTTCCGGTGCCCGTGCGATTCGCAGGGCGCTTCTTTGGTGCTGGCACTACATTCCTCCCTGTAGGTGATCCGGCGACTAACGCTTGGTACATCGTGGGACAACGTGACCACTTGGACAGCCGCCGGATCACACCTATGCCGACGATTGAGTTGACCCTGCTGTGCCTCCCTCCGCTAAGCATGCATCCAGGTAGTATACCGCGCGGAGACCTGCCAGTCTAGTGCACCCTCGCGCGTATACCGCGCGCGCACGCGCCTAGATCACGTGGGGCTTGATGTGCCCGGCCTTGACCGCGGTGTCGATGTAGAGCTGATGCCCGACCGCCTTCGCCCGACCACAGAAAACGACATCCTCACCGAACAGGTCCTCGCCACGCTGCTCATGCTGAAACCAGCGGAACGGCTTGTTCTT